ATTAACCAAGTGGCAAGAAAATGTTACTGCAATTAAGAAGAAATACCCAAAGGAATAGATTATGCCATTAAGTAAAATATTAGCAAGTTCGTTAACAACAGGTGTAGGAGGCAAAATATTACAAGTAGTACAAGCATTTAAAACTGATACTTTTTCTTCTACAAGTAGTTCATATGTTGATATTACTGGAATGACACTTTCTATTACACCAGCATCTAGTAGTAATAAAATTCTTCTTCGTGTTGTAATGCAACATGGTGGAGCGGCTAATATGTATGGTGGAATAAAGGTTCTTAGAGATTCAACACATATAGGACAATCAACATCAGTATCTTTGGGTAGTCAAGTTAATGCCTCTTTTGCATTTAATACACCCCATTCAGCTAATGGGGAATATAAAGTATATACTTCTGGATTTGAACTTTTAGATACACCTTCAACCACAAGTGCTATAACATATAAACTACAAGTATATACACGAGATGGGGAGGCATTTAATCTTAATAGACCCAATAACAATAATAATAATGCACTTATAGTTGGTGGTACAAGTTCTTTAACAGCACAAGAGGTATCTGCATAATGGATTATCATAAAGCTATACGAGCAATACACAATTCAGTAATTACTATTGATGGCAATACAGAAAAAACTATTATTGCAAAAGACAAAAATGGTAAATCAGTTAATATAGATTGGACAAAAGTCAATGCTTGGAAAGACCCTAATGAGTATCAATATAAAAGGGAACTAGAATATCCATCTATACCAGACCAATTAGATAAAATATATCACGATGGAATTGATAAATGGAAAAGTGAAATGATAAAACCAATAAAAGATAAATACCCAAAGGAAAGTAAATAATGCCCTATATTGGAAAATTACCTACAACAGGAAACTTTATTAAGCTAGACACTATATCTGTAGTTAATGGTCAAGCTGCCTATACTATGCAAAAAGACTCTGTTAATTTTAGTCCAGCTAGTGCAAATCAAATGCTTGTTAGTCTTAATGGCATAATACAAAATCCAGGTTCGTCATTTACTATATCTGGTTCTACAATTACCTTTGCTAGTAATCTTGTAACAGGTGATGTAATAAATTATATCTTAATATTAGGTGATGTTTTAAATGTGGGTACAGTTAGCGACAATACTATTACAAACGATAAGTTAGCTACTGCACCTACACTTATATCAAAAGGAGCAGGTGGTGAAGGTGGAGCAATACAATTAAACTGTGAAGTCAATACTCATGGAGTTAAATTAAAAAGTCCAGACCACTCAGCAGGACAAAGTTGGACATTAAAGTTACCAGACAATTCACCTACAGCAGATAAGTTTCTTAAAGTAAAAAGTATAACAGGTAGTGGTGCTACAGCAGTAGGGCAAATGGAATTTGCTAGTGCAAGTGGAGGTCTTGTTCATTTAGGAGGAACTACTGCATCTGGTGCAACAAGTGTGGATTTTACCGAAACTGGTGGAGTAATTGATTTTACAAAATTTAGAAGATATTATGTTAGAATAGCTGGTGTTGGTAATCACGGAAGCACTGGTGGTTCCATTTTACAAGTAAGAGTATTTGTAAATAATTCTGTTGCAACTGGGAATAGTTATAGATATGCAAATCTAAGACATAGATATTCTTCATCAAGTACATCTGGAAGTGGTGCTGGAGATACCAAAATTCCTTTATTTGTTTCTAACTATTATAATAATACAGGACAAAATATGAGTGGAGATTTTACCATAGATTTTTCACCATACTATGTTCCAATGTGGGCTTTTGGACAATCCTATGGTAACACTGCATTTACTGCAATACAAACAAGTATAACTTCTGGTGCTTACTATGGTCATACATCAAGTCAAGATGTAGATGGAATAAGTTTTTTTATGAGTACTGGAACAGTTACAGGGAGATTTGATATTTATGGGTTCACCAACTCTGCAGGAGGAACGGATTTAGGAGCATAAAATGGCAATACTTAGAGCAAACAATAATACTTTATCTAGTGTAACTGCATTACCTACTGCAATTACGACAGGAAATGTAGTTAAACTTGCAGAAGTTACAGATTCAAATGGTCAAAGTGCTATCGAATTTACAGGGTTGTATAATCATGGTGCTACTTATCAAACATTAATAATATCACATTCTCATGCAACAGGTAGTGGTGAAATAAGATGCGAAATAAAAGGTATTAATCAAGGAAGTTATTATAATACAGCATATTATTGGTGTGCAGTAACTGGTAGACCAAATAATAATGTTAATACTTATGGTGTATCAAATGGTAATTATGGTAAACTTTTAGGTAGTTTTGGTGAGTCACATGGATTTAGAGGTGATATAATAATTCATGACCCAAGAAATGCTAGTAATGGTTCACGAGTTGCTATTGAATATTTTGAAACAGGGTGGAATAGTGCATCATCTTCAATGGTCGCACATGGTGTAATAGGTTTAGGAACAACAACAGGAATAGATGCAATTAAATATTATTTTGCAAGTGGTAATTTTGGTGCAGGTAATGCTGTTTTATATGGAGTAACTAAATAAGAAAGGAGGAAGATATGTCTATTTATAAAACTAAAATGGTTAATGGTGTTGAGGTAAACCTTACTGCTGACGAAATCAAAGAACTAGAAGTTAGAGATAAAGAGTGGGCTGATGGTGAATTAGATAGAAGGCTTGACGAAATAAGAGAAGTTAGAGAACCATTATTGTTAGAAGCAGATTGGCAAATCAACAAACTCAATGATGCTAAAGGAGATTCATCTAAATGGATTGCTTATAGAATAGAGTTAAGAGATGTAACTAAAGGGATTGACACAGTTGATAAAGCTAAGAATCTTTTAAAACAAAATGACAAAAATGATTACATTAACTTTCCAACGAAACCATAGGTAGATGGCAAGGACAAAAAAAATATCATCATCTAATGACATGCAAGATATTAAAACATGTCTTGCAAGATTAGAAGAAAAGGTTGAGCATATACACACAGTCAGTTGTCAAAATGCAGCTGAGATAAAATCTTTGCGAACACAAATGGCTATGGGTAAAGGAGGCCTTAAAGTTTTATTGTGGATAGGTGGAATTACTGGAACACTTATCGCCATTTTGCAAGGCTGGTCAACAACAAAATAGGAGAATATATGGCACATATTTATGACATAAATCCACACTTAAATAAAAAAAAAAGTATTCGTACAAAACAAAAATATGAGGACACTTTACCATCTGATGTAGAGCCAAACACAGACAAACCTAAAAGGGGAAGGAAGTCCAAACGAAAGACTGATTGATGAAATATGTTAGAGTATGTAGCCGCAGCAAATGCCGCCTACAGCGTTATAAGAAAGGCTGTAGAGAATGGTAAGGAACTAACAAGTGTTGCAAAACATATTGCAAAATTCACTGATGCAACAGAGCATATATCTGAAACAAAAAACAAAAAGAAAAATAGTATCTGGTCTAAGTTCACTGGCAAACAAGAGAATGATTTAGATGAATTTTTTGCCCTGGAAGATTTAAAAAAAAAAGAAGAAGAACTAAAACAATTAATGATATATTTAGGTAGGCCTGGATTACATGCAGACTATGTAAGGTTTTGTGTTGAGGCCAGGAAAAGAAGAAAGAGGGAGGCTGCAGAAAAAAGAAAACGAGCAGCTGAGTTAGTTGAAACAATACAGACAGGGCTGTATGTTTTTTTAGGCGTAGCTGCAGCTTTACTTATAACATTTGTTGTGGTACAGTATTTTAAATAAGAGGACTATATGATAGGTGCATTGATTGGACCAGTAGCTAACCTTGTTGGTACATGGTTCCAAAACAAAGTAGAAAAAACAAAAGCTGAGGGCGCTGTAAAAGTAGCGGAGGCAAAGGCAAGAGCCAGTGTGGCTGAGAAGGTAGCAGCTGGTGAGGTTGAGTGGGAAAGCACAATGGCTGCACATAGTGGTGATAGCTGGAAGGACGAATTTGCTTTAGTTGTTTTATTGGCACCAGCAATATTAGTTTTCATTCCTGGTTGTAGAGAATATGTGCAAGAAGGGTTTGTTGTTTTAGGGCAACTACCAGATTACTACCAGCATTTATTATACATAGCTATATCAGCTAGCTTTGGTATCAAAGGCGTAGGTCAAGCAGCAAAAATGTTTTCAAAGAAATAAGATTATGAGAAGATTTAAACCAGTACCCAAGGATAAAAAACATAAAGACATACCTAGTAAATATTTAAAGGGTAGAAAGAACAAAGATAAAAGAGCAAATGAGATTAGAAGAACGAGAAGATTATATAGAATGGGTAGATTAACAGGGGCTATGATGGATAGAATATCTAAAGAAAGAGCAGCGGACTAATGGCTGCACCGGAGAAGTATAGAAAGATGTTTGGTAAGAGCCGAGCAGATGCTATTTACAAACGAGGGTTAGGGGCGTTCTATAGCTCTGGGAGTAAAAGGGGTATGTCTGCTCATGCCTGGGCTGTAGCTAGATTGAAGGCTCACGCTAAAGGTAAGGCTACAGTTAAAAAAGCAGACGGAGATTTATTTAGAAAGAAAACTTAACAAAGGAGAAACAATGCCAGGAAAAAAACTTACAGCAAAACAAATGAAGATTGCCAGAGTTAGTAAACCAAGAAACAAAATAACTAGGGCTGACTTTAGAAAATTAAACACAAAGAAATCATAATGAAAGACAAAGGTTTAATTACAAATCTTAGAGACGAAGAAAGAACAGCACAGGTTATGGACGCAGTGGTTAAGAAATATAAGAAAGCGCCTCTTAAAAAAAACCTGGCGTTTGAATCAAGGCGGAGAAAATCTATGAGAGGTTTATCAATGACTCCGAACAATAAACTCTATGACATTTTCTCTTAGCAAAAAATCATTAGAAAGATTAGATGGTGTAAACCCAGACTTGAAAAAGGTTACACTTCTTGCAATCACAAAATCTAAAGTTGACTTTGGTGTGATATGTGGATTGAGAACTATGGAAGAACAACAGGCCTTAGTTGCAAGCGGCGCCTCACAAACAATGAAAAGCAAACATCTGGAAGGTAACGCCGTAGATGTTATGGCGTATGTAGGAACAAGAGGCAGCTGGGAAATAACTTTGTATGATGATATAGCTGACGCCTTCAAGGCTGCTGCTGTAGAATTAGATATTGGTATAAGATGGGGTGCAGCCTGGCATATACCAGACATAAGAGAATGGTTTGAACCAATGCAGGCAGCTACAGATAACTATGTAGATACCAGAAGAGAACAAGGTAGGCGCCCTTTCATAGACGCCCCTCACTTTGAATTAATCTAAATCACAAACCTGTTTCATAAATGTATAACCGGCTATAGTAATAGCTGGTCTGTCTATTGGTTTTGAGAAACCTTTGTAAACAAATTCGCAATCATACTTCTCATTGTTTTCCTTAGTTTTTTGTATGAACTCTAGGTTTTCTGGGTCAGCTATTTTTAGAAAAAGTAAAATGCCAAATAAAATATCCATGTATATATCTCCTTGTTAAAAATCAAATCCGTAAAAATGTATATGTTGTGCCATATCAAAAGCTATCTCACCACAGTGTAATATTATTTCTAATACTATCAGTAATAAAATCCATTTGTTAGTTGTCATTGTATCTCCTTATTTCACAACAGCAATACCTCTAGGACTAGCAACTTGTTTAATAATGTACCCTTTGTTATGTAAACAATTTAATAGCCTGTGAGCATTGGTATGCGCTGCCATTGGTTTAATTATTTTTTCGTCTGCAACTTTACCAGTACATATCTCTCTGACTGTAGGGTAATATCCGTATTCATTAAAAAATACTTTGATGAAATGCAGGACCTCAGCTTGTCTTGGTGTCAATCCAATCTTAGGATTCATGTGAAACCTCCTCATCTATCTTTTGTTCATCTGGAAACAAGTCAGCTGAAGAATGTTCAAGTACATCTCTTACCTCATCTGGGGTAGCTACAGGTTTACTTGGTTCTCTCTTTGCCTCCTCCGGATAGTCTTGTAATTCTTCTGCAGTTACAAGTCCTTTCAATGCGTCTGGAAAGGCGTCCCTTATTGCAAATCCCCTTGCCCTTAGTTGTAACATTCTCTTAGTATATTGTTGCCAGGGTCCAGGTTTATTAAGAAGGCGAGCCTGCTCTGCATCTTCCATAGAAAACTGAGAGACTGTTATATCCTCTTTACCAGAAGGAAGTAACCTTGATATTTCACAAGTAGCCACCATGGATTTATCCTGCAGCTTACCTTCAGTTGTTTCTTTTATTCCATTAAAGTTTTCTTGTTGTTTTACAAGGGCCAATAATGAGTCTCCCCACAGTGCAGCTTTACCACCTATGACAGCTATGTTTTGTAGGGACTGCATAGGCTTTAATCCTATTTCATATCCCCATTGTACAGCTACTAAAATGTTTGCTGGTTTACCTTTAAAATGGTCTGGCACTAAACCAGACTGAGACATAGCTTTAGCAAACTTCATAGCCTCTTCTATGTTTCCTGGATTGTATAGTGATAAGTCCTTAGTCATGCGTCTCCTCCTTTGTTGAGATTTTAAATGTGGACCTGGTTGTATATTCACCTTGAACATCAACCATTTTTCTTTTAGGCACACGCTTAGACTTTGATTTAACAGTAGTATTATTTACAATCATTACTTCTGCATCAATACTATCCATGTGCATAACAAGAATTTCTTTTGCATCAAGTTTCTTTTTCTTATATAAACTCTCCTCTGCAGCTGACCTCTGATATTCTGAGATAACTTCCTCCAGATTTACATTCCCTTGTTGCGCATCAACAACAACAACTTTATCTTCTGGGTGAATATCCCTGTCTGGTTCTGCATAGCAGTCCTCTGGGTCATCAACAATTTCCCAGAAATTTTTTGTTGCTTTCTCTATCATAGAGCATAACGCTTTTTCTTTACGAAATCCCCACGAGTGTAGCTTGCCTTTCTCTCCATCAAAACAAACAATGATACCCCAGTCTAAACCAGAACACATCATCTGAGCATTTAACTGAATCTTCCATTCCATTCTGCAGCCGGAAAATTCGTAGTCTGTTTTAACTTCCATTACTCCTTTACCAGTAAATGTATCGTTTGAAAATTCTAATTCGCTGCCCTTAGTTACAGTAATTATCCGGTCAAGCGTTGCACCAAGTTTAACCTTCTTATGAATAAACGCCTTGGCTGGTTCCTCAGTCTCTACATAGATACCTTTATCAGAAAGGTTATGTACATACCAGGGAACTATGGCGTGTTCTAAATAAGACCCTCTACGCATAGCAGCTGAGTTTATTTTTATAGCGTTG